CTTCGCGTTTATCTGCTTTGCCATTACCGTTTTTGTCTGGGCTTTCACGATCCATTTTACGGCGTGCACGAGCGCGAGCTGCCCTAGATTTTTTTTCTTTTCGTTTTTGTTCCATTTCCCATTCATGTTTGTAGGGTCGTGGAGATTTAGTGTATGCCATAGTATTGTCCTTTATAATAGTCTTATTATAACTCAAGCACTATTCTAAACAAATGGATTATATGGTACGCGAGGTTTATAAAACTCACAGCTATTAACAGAACACCACCCACACAGGGGGGTAGGGTTAGGTGTCCATTGGTCATCATCATAACTATTCTCTAATCGTTTAAGAGAGCGCTCAAACATCCCCCAAGACTTGTCCATATCTTTGCGGTGATACTCTTCAGTCAGAAAACTGTTTTTTAAAACAAACATTAGGCCACCCTTAATCTTATTGACTTCTGGAAAGTGAGTAAACACCATCAGCGCCATCAGCCGCAACTGTTTAGGGTCAGGATATTTGTTACTGCCTGTCTTATAATCCACTACGAATGCATAATCGCCATCAACAATCAAGAGATCGCATATACCCCGCACCCAGCGATGCTCGGCATGAAAGTCACAAGGCTCTCGACTATAGGTCAACGCCATCTCATGCTCAGGATATTTCGTACCGGGAATATCTACTAGGGGATCAACCATTTCTTTGAAGCGCTGATAGTTTTTAGCTAGGGGTTTTCCCTCAGCAACATAATCCTCAAGCGCCTTATGTACCTCAGTACCATAGCGCATAGCCTCGTTCTCTGTGACTAGATAATTTTTCAGTACGCGGATCTCATGGTACTGTCGAGGACAATTCTCGTATTGCTTTAGAGCTGAATAACTCCATGTAAAATCAGCCATTAACTATCTCCACTTCTGATTCGGTTTCTATCCAAACATGTGCACCACAGGATAAGGGTTTGTTAGGACTGTATATTACCCTAGAATCGCCTTTAATGATAACTTCAGAAGCATAAGTATTACTTTTGTACGTCTTTACAGTAAGCACAGGATCTTCAACCTCGTTCTTACGATTAGATTTTATAACGTGCTGATTAACATGAATGATTGTTTTCATTTTACCAAAAAACTTCTATGTTGTTATTACGTTTAACTACGTGTCCCTGTAGAGTTATTCTATATTCGCAAGGTGAGTATTCTTTTAACCCTGAAATTCTATGAGGAGTTAATCCTGAGTGTAATACTAGGTCTTTCTCCTCATAAGGCACATGGTGCAATCCCCCCATGACATCTAGGTAATCCATACCCCCACCAGAGCTAGGCAGTTCAATGGCCAGAGTAAATGCTTGCGCCCCTTGCTCACCTAAACCTAAAGTAACATGCGGATAATCTGTGTGCCACTTCCCTGCCATATCTAAAAACTTTTCATCAGTCGGGAAGATATGAAATCCCGGTAGGGCTAAGTCCTGCGTCAGAGTAATTTCCTCTCCTAGCTGAACAGCTAAACACTCCAACACTGTCTCATACAGTCCAGAGAAGTTTCTATAAAGAAGTTCATTTAGCCACACACTCTCTCGATGATACTCTATAGTATTGCCATCAAGGTAGGCTGACTTGCCGAGTGTAAAGAAGGGGTAGTCATCTGATCGAGACTGCCATAGAGGTCTACAAGAAAAGATATGTTTAAGAATAACATCAGTATCAATATTTAAATTATTTTTAAAGTGATGCATTAGCAATCTCCGTAGGTGTTTGCATAGTCACCTTCACACGCAATCGGTAGTTCTGTTGCCCACTCAGGGGGCCGACCCATTTCTTCCATAAGAAAACTTAGCGCCTCATCCTTCTCAGACTCAGGTGCTACACAGATAATCGCATCATGTACTGTCAGGGCAGGTCTATATCTCGCATTGACAGCTACCATCTGCTCACCAATTACAATCCTAGCGAGAGCCTGCACGATGTTCTCAGTCATAGCACCGCCCCAGATGTTTACCTTGCCGCGTCTAGACTTATAAACAAAACCGCTTTTCTCTTCAGATGTATCGTAGTGTAGCTCTGGATAATAAATATACAGGCCATTAGGTAGCTTGATCCCATGACGATCTACTATGACACACCGATGCTCGCCCAGATAGTATGGCTCTAGTCCTTCAGGCCAGTTGGCTATGTGTTCTAGGGCACGATCACATGCGCCCCAAAAACCTATTACTTTATGATTCAGCTCACGATAAACTTTAACTAACCGCTTGCATTCATCATCAGGGAGAGCCTGGCCAGGGGGTGATGTCTTTAGCGTGTGCTGAAGTTTTCTCCAACCAGTCCCAAATCCTAACCCTAGAGTACAGGTCTTACCAACAAATCGTTCTATCGCATCTGCCTTAGTGATTGTCCTGCCATACACTTTGCTCGCAAACTCACAGTAAGTGTCTCTACCCTCAGCAAACCAAGTGGTAACATCTTCTTGCCCTGCCAACCACACTAAGATACGCGCCTCGATCTGACTTGAGTCCACATTCAATACTACTTGACCATCAGGAGGTATAACAGATTTCTTCAGGGCTTTCTTCTTAGCATCACGCGAAGGGAGGTTCTGGAAGTTAACTTTCTCCATGCCAGACCAACGACCTGTGTGCGCACCATAAAATTTTAGGGGTATAGGAAGCCAACCTTTATGTCGTGCGCCTATGTCAATGAAGCGTTCAACACGAGATTCTTCAATAGTAGATTTAGTACCCAGACGCACAGCGCATAGCTCTTGAACGAATGGGTCATCGTGTTCTTGTAGTTCAATAAATCCTAAGTCTGTTTTGGCTAGTGCCGGTGCTTGTTTACCCGTCGTGATAGATTCTTTCATAGGGCACGGTACACCTAGCTCCTCTAGTAGTTCGGCAAACTGTTTGTTACTCGCGAGTTTTTTCCTAACAGCTTCATTAGTATCACACTCTAGCCTTGCCTTTAAACCTTCTAACATCTCTGCCTTCTCGTCGCGTACTTCCTGTAGGCGCTCGATCAATAGAGCATCATCTACTCTCAACTGCGGTTGAATAAACATTCTTAGGGTGATGTCAATGAGTAGATGTTCTGACTCAGGAAAGCCTAGTGCGATAATACGAAAGAGATCAAAGGTTATCTGTACATCATTTACACAGTAGGACGCATAAGCAGACAGCTCAGTAGGCGTGAAGTCTTCAAGGCGTTTACCCTTAGCATCTAGTACCTCAGTACCTTTTCTACCAAGATTATATTTCTCTGCTAGATACTTTAAACTACCACCCACATTAGTACCGTGTAGTGCCCGCGCTATACAGAGTGTATCGAAATAGTGGGCGGCATAGATATTAAATATCCATCCGAGGATTGCACCATCAAACAGAGTGTTGTGGCAGATAAGACCTGACTGCTTCCAATCTATCTTATCTAACTCAATTTGTATCTCGGCATGAGTGCCGGTGTGCCAATGTATTTCACCGTTGTCAATTTTAACTGCGACACCAATCACTTGGAATCGCCGGTCTTTTATATATTCTTCGGTGGTACATTTGGTTAGAGAAAATTCACTGCTATAAAAGGTTTCGAAGTCAAGCGTGACTATCTGTTCCATTTGTTATCAGCCTCAGACTCAGTATAGGTGTCTCGGCATTCAGCACTACACCATCTACGATTGTCCTTAATTGGTTCCTCACACCAGATACATTTTCCTGTGAGGTTTTTGGGGGCCTCGCCACTATTCTTACGCATGGCGCGAAGAGTGCTATCAAGTGTCTTTTGAACCTGATCGTTTGCTTTATCTATATCATCAGCCATTAGTCGTCACAGTTCCCAGTTGGACAAAATCTCCGCATGAGCATGTCAGCGGTCTCTTCATTAGATAGTTCAGCAACCAAATCTTTTTCTTTAACTGTGTTGCTATAGGTTTCTTCGGGTATGGGTGGGGTGTTTTGCTCGGCTATTATACCGCGTAGCTTCTGCAAGTAGAAGTCAGCCTTAGCCAGATCCTTTTCTGGAGTTCCCTTGCGAGAGTATCTCCAGACATACTTAATTACTTGCGCTACACACACTGAAGTGACACCACACAATCCTTGAGTAGCCGATTCAATTGCATCAATGCACTCTACTTTGCCCGCAGTGTAGTGAGACGGGTGGTTTACATCATCCGAAATTTTCATGGACATCTTCCTGTTGGCTCATCATAATATTTATCTGCTCTTGAACAAGAGCTTTATCTAGGTGACCTACAAGTAGATCATTTTTATTTTTGTACCCTAGGTGTTTGTATACTGTCTGTAACATTGTTCGTACCGTACCTATAGTCAGATCCATTTTTGCACAGATTTGAGGGTTGTCATTACCACACAGTACCAATGTATAAAGTTCATGTTCACGAAAAGTCAGGCACATTTTGCGCTCGCCTTTTAATTTGCGTCCTACAATCATTACTAAATCCTCTACTAATATACTATTTAAATTTACTAATTAGATACTCTAACTGATCTACATTAGTCTCGTCAACAACTAATGGCTGTCCACCAGAACTTGCGATGTCATTGAGATGTTTTAGTTGCAAGGCTGTTGGTTTATTTTTTCCCGCCTTAGCCTCTATACCTATAAATTTTCCCTTATAACAACAGATAATGTCAGGGATTCCAGAAGACCCGAAACCCCCAGTAGATGCATAGAAATAATATGCGCCCATCTCTTTAAGAATTGCACAGATTTTTAACTTAACTTTCTTTTCAGGTGTG